GGCAGCTAATGCTGACATTATCGATACCACGGGAGCCGCTGATACAACTTCAATTGCAGCGGTGTTGAAGGCCAATGGATATATGAGAACTTTTCTCTTCTATAGTTCTGTCGCTGCCAGTGCATATCCAGAGGGCGCTCTGCTCGGTTCAGTTCTTCCTCTGAATCCTGGTTCATGGACGGCTAAATTCAAGACTCTCACAGGTATTCCTGTTGATCTACTCACTCCGACTCAAAAAGTTAATGCATTTGCGAAGAATTGTAATGTATACACTGAAGTCGGAGGTGTCAATATTGTTGAAAATGGAATGGTGTCAGAGGGTGAGTGGATTGACATCACAGTGTTTATTGACTGGCTTCAGGCAAGAATCACTGAGGAGGTGTACAGTCTTTTAGTGAATCAGTTGAAGGTGCCATTTACTGATGGGGGAATCGCGGCGATTGAGGCTGAAATAACTAGTGTTCTTCAGCAAGGGGTGAGTCCCACGTATGGCGGTATCGCACCTGATGATGGCTCTGGTGGACCAGGATTCTCAGTGACAGTTCCAAAGGCTGCCGACATATCAAGTATTGACAAGGCGAATCGTGAATTGAATGATGTGACTTTTACTGCGATACTTGCAGGCGCGATTCATGCAGTTATCATCAGAGGCACAGTGACAGTATAATATCTTAAAAAGGAGTCATAATTATGAGCTTAAAAACTTACGACCCTAAGAAGGTCATCCTAGTGATAGGTGGTGTTCCTATTGGTGGATACGCTGATGGGACATTTATTCTGTTCGAGAGAACAACTGACATGTTCTCAAAAGTTGTGGGAGCTGATGGTGAGGTGTCACGAGCAAAGTCAAATGACAAGACGGGTCAGTTCACTATCACACTTCTACAGACATCAGACAGTAATGACATCTTGTCAGGAATAGCTGAACTTGATGAGAGACTCAATTCTGGTGTCGTCCCTGCAATCTTGAAGGAGATGAATGGAACCACCACCATCTTCTCAGGAACTGTGTGGGTTCGTAAAAAGCCAAATATTGAGTACTCAAAAGAAGTCACGAATCGTGAGTGGGTTCTTGATGCCGCTGAGTCTGAGGTGTTTGTGGGGGGCAACACAGGGTTATTTTGACAATGTGTCATCCAGACTCTGCCAGTATTAATCTGACATAGATGTGGTTGTGAGTATTATTATTAACTGTGTAATACAGGGTCTGGAAAGATCAGCTCAGAACGTACGATTCATATGTCAGGATAGGTTTAAATCTACACCGGAAAGGAGTATCCAATGTATGAGACTAAAGAGACTGAAATCGATAAGTTCAAGGTGAAAGTCACTCAGTGGCCCGCACGAAAAGCGTTCAAACAGAAATTAAAGCTTATAAAAATTTTCGGCCCAAGTTTGGCTGAAATTTTTAGTGGCTATAAGTCAAGAAAATCTGACTCTCAGGAGGAGTCTAGTGAGATTGACATGTCTAAAGTTGGTCTGGCAATTCGAATGTTGTTTGAGAAGTTGAATGAGGATGAAATGCTCTCTCTGATTCTTGAGCTATTCTCCTCAACAAGAATTAATGACAGAGAATTGACAGAGTCAGAATTTGACATGATATTCGCTGGAAAAATTTTCTCTGTGTATAAGATTATTGGTTTTGTGCTGGAGGTGAATTTTGGCTCTTTTTTCGAGAAGGGCGGTATTGGAAAGATGATGAGTCAGATACGAGTGACTCAGTAGAACTCAATGCCGCCAGTAAATTGGATGAAGAGCTGAAGGAGGAATATTTTTTGTGGCGACCAGTCATGGAGGGTAAGTGCACACTCACAGAACTTGAGACCGTATGGAGTCTTGATGATGTGATGAGATGTAACGCGATTCTGGATATGCAGCAGTGGTACATCAAACATAAACATAAGATGAAATGACAGGATCAGTGTCTGACATAGTAATCATTAAGTATCTGGCGGGTGGTGGGCTTGCAGTCTACGTCATAAAAGAACTTTTTAGACTTGTGTATGTCTTGATTCAGCGAAACAAGAATAATCATGAGGGAGTGCTGGGACATAAAATCAATAACACTGACAGAATTGTCTCTAAGATTGAGGAGCCCTTCTTTGAGATAAAAAATTCTGTCAATGACATACATGAAGTTGTGACGCTTAAGGATGATGGAACTCCGTTAATATACAACAAGGGACTTGAAAAGGCTATTCATAACTTAAATATTAACATAGCAAATTTAACTTCCACGATTAGTAAATGATTGTCCGTGAACTAACAACACTTCTTGGCTTTAAGATTGAGGATGACAAGATTAAAAAGTTTGACACTATTGTCAATGTGACCAAGAATCGTGTCAATAAACTCAGACTAGAACTTGAGGGCATAGGTCGTTCCATGCAGAAGATAGGCGGGAGAATGACACTCTTTCTTTCCACTCCACTGGCAATAATTAGTGGGTTAATGATCAAGACTGCGTCTGACGCTGAGGAGACAAGACAAAAATTTAGTGTCGTGTTCAGAAGTATACGTGGAGAGGCTGACGCGGTCGCTGACTCATTTGCTGAAGATTTTGGTCTTGCGAGGCACACATCAAAAGAACTGCTTGGCGCGACTGGTGATCTTCTGACAGGATTTGGATTCACTCAAGAGGCTGCTCTTGAGTTGTCCGAGAAGGTGCAGAGACTTGGCGCTGACTTGGCGTCGTTTCAAAACACAGAGGGTGGTGCCAGAGAGGCTGGCACAAAGTTAACGAAGGGTATTCTGGGTGAGACGGAGAATTTAAAGTTACTTGGTATCGCAATCAATCAGGGCTCCAAGGAATTCATAGCTCATGTCAAACAGATCATGGCTGAGGAGAAGGTGACTGAGAGACAGGCGAAAGTTCTAGCGATTTTTAGAGAGGCAGTCATTCAGTCTAAGAACGCCGTGGGAGACTTTGCAAGAACATCGAAGAGTTTTGCAAATCAATGGAAGGTGTTTAAGGAGAGACTGGTCGATGTGGCGGAGTCATTTGGTGTGCTCATGATTCCCATGGCGACAGCAATTGTGCGTGTATTAGTGCAAATCACTAAGATGCTTGATAAACTTCCCACACCAATAAAAAAAGTAATTATATTTTTTACTGCTCTTGTCGCTATACTTGGCCCCATCATATTTCTTTTAAGTACATTATTCATTCATTTAGGAATGACTACAGTGATATTTTTGATTCTTAAGAAGGTCTTAGCCTACTTTGGACTTTCAATCTGGATAGTATTTAAGAAACTTATAGGGGTTGTCTTCAAACTGTCAAAGTATTTAAGTCTTCTTAGATATTCATTCATTCTACTCTCTAGACTCTTTATGATTATTCTTGCAAGACTGATATTAATCACTGCTGTGATGACAGCCTTATCATACGCCATTCATTTGGTGTACGATGACATAAAAGTGTGGACGGAGGGTGGTGACTCACTTATTGGTATGTTGCTTGGTTCATTCACCAGATTCAAGGGTCATGTCTTAAACATATTTGGACTAGTGAAGGGAATATTTAAGTCATTCTGGAAGGCGATACGTACTGATAGTAGAAAAGAGTGGGATAGATTCAAGGCACTATTCGGTGAATTAGTTGTCACTATAGGCACGGCTCTTAACAAAGTGTATGATAAAATTGACCAGATGCTTGGAATCAGTGGTATAGTCTTTGGAAGTTTTTTAGAACATTTTTCAGCATGGGTGGTTAAACTTGCGTGGGTGGCAGGAACAGTAGCTGGTGAAGTACTTACAAATCTGCTCACATTCATATGGGAGGACATCACAAATTATTTTGGTGACAAGGTAGAAGACTTCAGTGCGGATGTGAATCGTTGGTTCACTACAAAATTTCCTGGTCTTAGTAAATTTCTTCTGACTGAGGGAGAATTAAATAAGTGGAAGCCAGGTTCTCCAGAGACACCTGATCGCGCACCACCTGGCATGATTGGTCCAAGTGTGGCTAGAGCTGGAGTATTCAGTACGAATTTCAACGTAAAATCTACTGTTAATTTGACAGTTCCTGAGGGAACAAAGAAGGAACAGGCTGATTACGTGAAGAATATCGCGAAAGACGCATGGTCAATAGAATTTAAGAGACATCTGGACCAGTCAATATTGGCGTTTCAACAGATTGAAAAATGACAGTAAATATTCTATTTGGAAAAAAAGCTGGTAAGATAGCTGAGCTTCAACTTGACGCCTCAATTTCTGAGAGTCATCAGTATGAGAATGAAGTGACTCAATTCACAGTGGAGTCGGGAGCGACTATTTCTGATCATGTGTATCTTCATCCAGAGAAAGTAGACATAGATGGTTTTGTGACCAACACTCCAATCACTGTGGTGTACGAGGATGTGAATGAAATACTTGAAAAAAAATCTGGTGTGATTGAAGTTAAATCGACATCAAGAGAGGGTGTCATTAGTCGTGTTGAGACTGCAAGAGACGTACTTTTACGAATCTCAGGAAGAAAAGTGCAGGGAGAGAATCAGGATCCTGAAGTTATTGATATCATCACTAGTCTTCGTGTATACACAAACATGATATTAACATCACTGACTATTCCAAGAGATGCGGGAATGGGACAGTCTCTTCACTTCTCAGCGTCATTTACAAAGTATAAGACAGTGACTTCAAAAACTGTTCCACAAAGTATGTTCAAGGATAAGACTCAGTGGCAGATTGATAAGAGTAAACAAACTCCCACGAATGCGACAAAAAAACAGAAGGAAAATACCTCAAAAATTAAAAACTTTTGGAATAGGGCAGTTCGTGAATACAGCCCAAAAAAAGAATGGTGACAGTAATTCCATTTTTTTATCAGTACTCAAATTTCTCTGAGGAAGTAACTTTAGATGATGTCACGTATCATCTTGAGTTTATGTATAATGAGAGACGAGAACGATGGACGATGTCAGTGTTTGATCTGAGTGGGAATGCTATTGTCACTGGAATATCTCTTGTTCTGGGATATAGTCTTCTTGACCAGTTTCCTGGTCATGGTCTTCCTCCAGGAGAGATGTATATTATTGACACAACTGAAAAAGAAGTTAAACCTGATCGAGACAATATGGGTAAAATTCTTGACCTAGTGTACATACCAGAGGCTGACGTTGACACTGTCTAGTCGAGTAGCGTCAGTGACAATTGGAGCCTTTGGCGCTCATGTCATTAACATCACTGGTTTAAGAATTGTTC